TATTTCTCTTGTGAAGTTTTCTGGGCCTAGTTTGTCTACGTCTGCTTGTAATCTGTCTGACGATCCCCAATAGTCGCGCCAGTCTGATTCTTTGTAGCCTCTGCGTTTGTTTTTCTTGCCTTTTAGTGGTGGCTTGGTTGTTTTAAACTTTGCTAGTTTCTTGCCTACGTATTTTTGCCCAGTGGTAAGATTGGTTATGAGATAAACAAAGCCTTCATACTCGTCTGGTATTGTGTCAATTGTTTTGCCTTCATAAGTCCATTGCATGAACTTACTTATAGATGCCTAGTTATTTTCTGTATCTTTTTTGGTTTGATGCTTTTCGTGTATTTCTTCCATGCGAATTTTAGCAAGACTACGTATTTCTCTTAACCATCGCCTTGCTTCTCTATGCGTTCTTACACTATTTCTTGCTTCAAACTTTTCGTTTGCCTTAAAATACTGCATGTATGCTTTTGTTAATTTGTCATGTATATCGTCGTCAATCATTGTTCTAAAATGTCTATGTCATTAGCGTATGACGTAAACCCATTCTCCTTTACAACTTTAAGAACATGGTTTACTCTACCTACTAATTCGTCTTTGTGGCTAATAAGGTAAACGTTTTTATCACGCTCTCTGCCCATCTTTTTCAAAACTCCTAAGGCATTTTCTACTCCTGCGGTATCCATGCCACTGTCAATAAGCTCGTCGATAAACAATAGATTAATGTTTTGATACAAACTTTCCCAAACATCACGGAATGCAAAACTCATGCCTAGTATTAGCCTATTTCGTTCGCCTCTTGACAGATTATCAAAATCTAAGTCTTGTCCTAGTTGTGTAATTTCAACATTTAGATCATTCTGAAACACAACTTGATGTGGTAAACCTAGTTTATCAAGATAATAAGTTAGTCTATTGTTTAGATATGCTAAATTTTGGTCAATAATCTTTTTGCGAATAAAACTATCTTTATTTGTAAGCAGTTTTAACAAGAATTCTTGATGCTCTTTGAAACTTGTAAGATTGTTAACAGGTCCCCAGTCAATATCTTGTATTGCGGTACTAGTTAAGTCGTCTATTTGCTCTTGATATGGGTCTTTTTCAACTTGTTTAGTTTGAAGCGTTTGTTTTAAACTGTCAACATTTTGTCTATGTTCGTATGCTTCTTTTGCAGTTTCATAAAAAGTTGTAGGTTTTCCATTAATTTCGCCTATATCTTCTAAACCTTTAAGTACATCTTTTAATTTTTCAGCAACTTCTGTTTGATAAGCCATTGCATCGTTAAGTTCTTTTGTTTTTCTTAACTCAATTTCTGCTTTTTTGTCGTCATGCAGTGCTTGTCCACAAGTATAACAAGTTGCATCTTCAAGATTTACGATGTCTTTTTTGGCTTTTTCAACGCTCTTATCAGCACGTAACAGTGCAGAGTCTAATGTGCTTTTTTCTTTATTAAGAGCCAAAATTGCTGCATTTAATTCGTTCCAATTTTGTAATTTTTCGTGTGTTTCTAGCTCTATTTCGATGTCTAGTTTTTCTAACTGAGAAATACCTTGAGATAATTTTTCGCAATCTTGTTTTTGTTTGGATTGCCATGCACGTTGTCTACCTTCAAGAGTATTAATACTTTCTTTAATTTTTTCATTAGCACTTTGAATAGCATTTATTTTATGTGTTTCTTCTGTGATTGCTTCTTTTGTAACACGTATTTGCTCTTTTAGTGTTTCTGCTTTTTCTGTTAATATAGTAATACCAAGAAGCTGTTCGATAATACCTCTTTGATCATTAGCTCTAAGATTTAAAAAAGGTTCTGTATATGTGTTTAGTGCAACAATGTGCTTAAACATATCGTGACTCATATCAAGCAAGTTGTTAATATATTCCTGAGTTTTACGACTATCGCCTTGACTTTCGTCTGTCATTTCTTGTTCTTGATCATTGATATAAAACTTTAAGATGTTAGGAGAACGACCTCGCTCAATCCTATAATCCTGTCCGTCTTTTTCAAAGTGTAAGGTGACCAACATACCTTTAGAATTTGTCTTATTGATAAGATTATTCCGCTTGATGTTGGTCAGTGCTTGGCCGTACAGTGCGTAAGATAATGCATTGATTATGGTTGTTTTGCCTGTACCGTTTCGTGAGCCAGAATCGTCACCTCCTTGATCGAGATTTTCACCAAGCACGAGTGTGAGTTGCTCTCGGTTAAAATCAACCGCTTGAGTTTGATTACCCACACTCATAAAGTTTTTTACTGTTAAATCTTTTATTTTTATCATAGCTCGTTATAAATGTCCAATAGCATCTTTTTATCAAAGTTGTCTGTATCTAATGCAGAAATTTCTCCTGCAACAATTTGATCTACACTTTCAAATTGTTGTATGTCTAATTCTGTTGTAATCTCTTCAATTTGTTTTTGTGGTATGAGACTTATTTCTCTACAGTTGTGTTGCCCTATATAATTTTCTTTGATAAACTGTGCTTCTTCGTAGCTTATAGGAACATCAATAGTAACACGCAAATACATCTTAGGTTTAATTATGTCAGCGTCTGGATCTAGCAACTTGCTTAATGAAGTTGTGCGATACTTTGGACAGTTCCACCAGTTGATATATTCTGGCTCTGCATTATTTTCTCTATCAAGAATCATCATACCACGTTCGTCGTCCCATGCATCTGCATAGTTGTGAGGAAATGCGTTACCTATGTAGTGTATCTTACCTTGTACTTGACGTTTGTGAAAATGTCCTGAAAATACATATTCTTGATGTTTAAAATGTTCTACACGCAAATCTCCGTGTTCGGGCATTTGCACCATAGCATTCATATAAAAATGGGGAAGTTCGAAATGACCAAACATGTATTTGGCCTTACATTTTTGTATCTTTTTCCATTCGTCGCCTACTAACCAAGGAACAAGTGCTACATCGTCAATTTCGGTAAACTTGTCTACAACGGTAATGCCAGGAATATGTCTTGCAAATTCTGTAGACGTTACATCACGTTTGTCTTTGTAGTACAAATCGTGATTTCCGACAAACATATAAAACTTGTCAAATGCTTTACCTAGTTTTTCAAGGCTACGAATAGTTGCATCCATAGTAGTAAGGTTAAGACTGTTACGATTGTGATGCCAGTCACCACAAAAGATACCAGTTTCGCAACCATTTGCTTGTGCTTGCTCGATAAACCAATCTACAAATTCTTCACAATCTTCGTTGTGTATACGACTGTTGCCTTTTAAACCAAAATGTATGTCAGTGAATACTGCTGCTTTCCTAAACAAGATATTTTACCTCTATTCTTACTGTACAATAATAACAGGTTTTTTGATGCTAGTCAACTGATTTTTTTGACATTTCTGCCTCTCTTTTTTGAGAAGCTTCCCATTCTCCGGCATGTTGTCTTGTATAACTAGGATTTAATCCGTTTTGTTCGAGTATATCATCTCTGATGTTTTGATTGCGTTTTTCAATATTGATAACACGTACAAATGAGTTAGTGACAGCGGCTGTGTAGTATGCAAACGGGTTATTAGATTTGCTTTCATCAAATTGCAAACCAATCTGTGAAAGTTGCAGTATTGCTTGTCCTTTCATTTCGTCATTATATGTATATCCTCTTACATTGCCTCTTGTAGCATATCTGTCTACAAGTTTCATCCACATCATTGCAAGTTTATTAGTTGCCCTTCCGTGATCTAAACTAAAAAATCCGTTTTCCATACCGCCTTGCCAGTGACTTTTACCTACACATTGTAAGTTACCATCGTCGTCAAATTTAAAATGTTGAAACGGTGGAAAATTTAACTTAACTTTTGTATCTGCAATTGTTTTTGGATTCTTTTTACGTCCAGGTTCTTCTGGTATATGATCAAACATCATAATACGAAAAATTAGTTCTTCTTTAGTAATCTTTCTATAATCTATTTCACACTCTATAAGTTTAACTTTTTCACCTGCAGATTTTCGTTGTTCGAAATCTTCTTGTTGTAAACGCTTTGCTTTGTTACGCTTTGCCTCTGCAATTGTCCTAATATTAATTTTTTCTATACTAGGTAAAATTATATCAAATTGAGCATAGTCGGGGTCTACATAGCTACAAAATGTACTTTTAGATTTATGTATTTCTTTTAAAATATCTTTGTTGTTTAGGTAATTTAATTTTCTCATTTTTACTCCAAATTTTAACTATTATAATATACGTAGATAATTTTGTCAACTAAATAATGTATAAGGAGACAAAAAAATGGCAGTTGTAGACAGTAGAGGTAATCCTGTAACAGATAGCAGTGGCAATCCTGTTTTATCAGGAACACGTAGATCATCATCTAGCACCCAGTCACAAGCTCGCAATTCTATTAGTCCAAGAGAATCGATTAGCAACCTTGTCGGATCAGCAGTCAATTTTGGAGAAAGAGTTGCTGGTGATTTTGGTAGAGCTGTGGTAGAAGAAGTTGTAGATGCAACTGGCTTTGGTAGGTTGCTAAGAGGTGTTAACTTACCGTTATTTGGCATGCCAAATGGCGGCGGGTTCTTAGAAGGGTCGTGGGGATCTGAAGGAGTCGATGATTGGAGAGTGAGATTATCAATTCCACCTAATTTCAATTTACCTGGACCTCTTGGTTCAAAATTAGCCGAAACAAACGGCTTAATTTGGCCTTACACGCCCTCAATACAGATTAACCATTCTGCAAATTATGGTTCTATGCAGCCTACACATAGTAATTATCCTTTTCCGGTATACCAACATAGTCAAGTACAGGCTATTACTATAACAGGAGACTTTACAGTAGAAAATGCAGATGAAGGAATATATTGGATTGCAGCCGTACACTATCTAAGAGCTGTTACTAAAATGGCATATGGTAATACAAGTCATCAAGGGTCTCCTCCTCCTGTAGTGAGACTAAATGGTTATGGAGACTTTGTGTTTAAAAATGTACCTGTAGTAGTAGCTCAGTTTTCAGTTGAATTGCCTAATGATGTTGACTACATACATGTACCTAATGTAGGCCCACAAGGAACATACGTGCCTACAAGATCACAAATATTTGTAAATGTACAGCCAACATACAGCAGACGAGCAGTACATACATTTAGTTTAGATAAGTTTATAGCTGGTGGGTATGCAAATAGTAATGGAGTAGGATTTATTTAATGGCAAATTATAATTCTAGTAGTCCATATTACAAAACTCAATATGTACAAAATCAATATTTAGGAATTCTAAATATTAGACCAGTTCCAGCAGAATCAGACGATGTGCTGTATACAGTTGAAGTACAATATACCCACCGTCCTGACCTACTAGCATATGACCTTTATGGAGACAAAAACCTTTGGTGGGTTTTTGCACAACGTAATATGGATATTATTAAAGATCCTGTTTATGATTTAGAAGCAGGAATACAAATTTATTTGCCTAAAGGCGAACAATTAACAAGAGTACTCGGATTATAAAATGGCATTTAAAGCTCAGAATTTTGCGGAAAGGTTAAGAGCAGCTGGCAGAAGCATAGAAGATAGAGCTTCAGAAGCAGCATCAACAATAGCAAATAACACTGCTAATAGTGCAAATATCAGTGTAGATAGTGTTGCTAGTGCAGTAACAGGTGCTACCTCACAGATTACAGGTGCAACAGTAGATCTAGCAAATAGTTTAAATGGGTTAACAGGACAAAGTATATCTGATACAATAGGTAACCTTGCAAGAGGAGCAGGACAAAATTTTATATCTGGTTTAGTGGGAGGAATTCCCGGCATAGGGGGTACTTTGCTGTCAGCACTAGGTCTCTCATTAAACGGTCAAGGTACAGTAGCTAACGAATTAGATCAATTTGCAAGTTATAATTATATTATTACATTAAGTTGTTTAACACCGTTTGAAGTTAATTTTCCTGCATTTACTTACAGGCAGCGAGAACCTATGATAACGATATGTAGGTCTGGCGGCGGCCCACTAAGAGGATCTAGAATAAGCGTAGAAACAGGCGGCAAAACAGAATATTTTATAGATAATTTACAGATAGACTCTATTATTACTCCAACAACACCAACAAGACTTACAAATGCTACTGGTATGACATTTGATATATTAGAGCCTTATAGTATGGGTAACTTTTTGCAAGCCCTTAATGTTGCTGCGGTAACCGCAGGGTACGTAAATTATTTAGAAGCACCTTATTGTTTGACGATACAATTTAAAGGTTGGGATGATTTTGGACGTCCTGTAAATGCAAGAAGAGCTAGAAGGGTATATCCTATAAAGTTTGTTGACGTAAGATTTACAGTTGACGAAGAAGGAAGCAAATATTCTTGCCAAGCCATTCCTTACAATGAAACTGCACTAAGTGATCAAAATCAATCAACACATACTGATGTACAAATTAAAGGCAGAACTGTTGCTGAAATTTTGCAAACAGGCGCGGAAAGTTTAACAGTAATGCTTAACAATAGAGAATTAGCACTTGTAGATGCAAAGCAGAATGATGCAGCTAATAACTATATCATTATTTTCCCTGAAAGTTCTGAAAGTGACGGTGCATCAGATTTTGGGCCTGTTAGTAATAACGAAGGTGCTACTACACAAACTAGTAGAAGTAGTTCTTCAGATGGTATGCGCGAATTAAATCAAGAAGATCTACAAGAACTCTTTGCAAGTATTACAGGAATAGAGAATGGAAAACTACCTGCAAACTTTGAGCCAGGTATTAAAAATGTACAAGGTGTTTCTGTAGAAAGATCGCAGTTAGGAGAGCAAATCCGAGAGTTTGTAGAAGACGAAGAGAA